CCGACAATCCCTACAAGGACGCCATGGACAAGTGCGGTATCGATGCCGAAAACGAAGAGTTCCAGAAGGCCTTCGCTGAGGGGGTGAAATTCGGCGAGCGCAAAGAAAAAGAAGAGCCCGGCAAGCTTGACCGTGAGCATGAATCGGAAGGGATGCAGAAATTTGAAGAACACCACGGCGAAGATCAGTTTGCTGGTGACGCCAAGCCGAAGGGCAGCCGCAAGCAGCCGATGGGGATGGATGCCGCCGCCATCAAAGCGCAGGCCGTGAAGGAGACGCGCCAGCATATGCAGGAGCTGTTTTCTGCGGTGAATGCGGTGCGTCCCCTGGTGGGCAGTCTGGAGCCTATGAGCTTCGACAGCGCCACCGCCGTCTATGGGCACACCCTCAAGACCAAGGGGATTGACCCCAGCAAGTACGACAAGAGCGCCTGGCGCGGTATGGTGGATATCCTGCTGCGGCAGCAGGTGTCCGGTTTCAAACCGCTGGCTGAGGACTCTGCTCCCGTCAAATTCGACGGGGCTTTCCAGAACCTCAAGAACATCGACATTTCCTAGGAGGAGCACACTATGCCGCTTCAGACGAAAGTTGATATCGATCTCGCTCTGGCTGTTCCCGGCCAGAAGGCGACTCCTGACCAGAGCATCTACACTCCCATCAACTATGTGGCCGACGAAGCCGGTGTGCAGGTGGGCACGTTCTGCTGGGCGGCTGCGACCGCAGGTGTGGCCACTGCTACCACTGCCGGAGCCGCTGCCCCCCTGGGCTTCGTTGAGCGCGTTATCAGCACCTACATCTACAACGTCCTTGACGGCGCAACCATGACCATTCCCGAAGGCCAGGGGCTCACCATCGCCGTGCGCGGTGACTACTATGTCGAAGCCTCTGAAACGGTCACTGCGGGCGGCCAGGTCTATGTGGACAAGACCAATGGCAAGATCCTCGCCTCTGCTGGTGCCAACGGCATCGCTGCTCCCGGCTGGGTCTTTAAAACCGCCGGCGCGGCCGGCGATATGGTCATCATCAGCAACTGGAGCGTCCCGGCGTCCAGCGGCGGTTCTGGTGGTGGCGGAACCGTTGACCTGTCCAATGTGACCGGCACCCTGGCCGTTGCCAATGGCGGTACCGGTGCGACGGCGGCTGACGGCGCGCGCACCAACCTTGGGCTGGGAACGCTTGCTACCCAGAACAGCCCGCTGCCTGTGGCTAACGGTGGCACCGGTGCGACTGATGCCGCAGGGGCCAAGACCAACCTTGAAATTTCTTAGTCAGAGGAGGTGGAAAAATGTCTCTGACCATTTCCCAGGCCAAACAGTACGGCTTCGTTTTCGAAGGGGCCCGCGACTGGAACACGCCCGAGAACCGCGCTCGTATCGTCCAGGACGCCGCGCTGGCGACCCAGCCCAATACGGCCGTGCCCGTCGAGTTCGCGGCGTATATCGACCCCATCGTCATTGAAATCCTGACGGCCCCGCGTAACGCGCGTCGCCTGTTCCGTGAGGAGAAAAAGGGGGACTGGACGACCCCTTATGCCAAGTTCCGCATCTCCGAAATGGTGGGCGGCACCGAGGAATACAGCGACTATGCCAACGGCGTCACGTCCGACGTGAACAACGAATGGATGAGCCGCGCACAGTATCGTTTCCAGACCACCATTACCTATGGCGATCTGGAAGTGGCTCTGGCCTCTGCCGCAAAATTGAATCTGGCATCGGATAAACAGCGGGCTGCCGCTACCCGTCTGGAAATCGATGCCAACAAATTCTATCTGCTGGGTGTCGCCGGTGAACCCATTTACGGCATCTTCAATGACCCCAACCTGCCCAGTGCCATCACGGCAGGAGCCACGGGTACGGGGGATTCCACCAAATGGGCCGACAAGACCACCAAGGCCATCTATGACGATATCCTGGCCCTGTTCGCGGAACTGGCCGGGCAGTCCAATGGCCTGATTGACCAGACCACGCCGCTCAAGCTCTGTCTGAGTCCGGCGATGAACGCTTACCTGGGCTCCGCGACGGACTTCAACGTCAACGTCAAAAAGATGCTGGACAGCTACTTCACCAGCCTGGAAATCGTTATCGTTCCCGAGCTGGCGAGCCTGGACGGCGACCAGACCGTTTTCTTGATTGCTCCGGTGGTGGGCGGCCAGAAGTCCGCCACGCTGGCCTTTGGCGAAAAAATGCGCTCCGGCCGCGTCATCCCCGATCTGTCCAGTTTCCGCCAGAAGTTCGTGGGTACCACCTACGGCGGCATCGTCTACATGCCCTTCGCCTTCGCCAGCATGACCGGCGTGGTGTAGGAAGCTCCATCCCCCTTGCATGAGCGCCCCGTCCTCCATCGTGAAGGCGGGGCGCTTT